GCGCCCGTTCGTGCACGGCGCCTGGGATTGCTGGCTGGTCTGCGCTGATTGGTATGCACGCGAGTGGGGCCTGGAGTTCGAAGCCTTCAAGCGCACCGATGGCTGGTGGGAGAGTGCGGAGAACGCGAGCCTGTACGAGCGGCACTACCAGGCGGCGGGCTTTGTGCGCGTCGACCGGCCGCAGCGCGGCGACATGATCGTCATGCAAGTCGGGCGCACGGTGCACCCGAACCACGCCGGGATCTACCTCGGCACAGATCCGGCACTTCCTGGCGAAGAGTCGGGCGTGTACGGCCCCGGCCCGTTCCTGCTGCACCACCTTTACGGAAGGCCGTCGGAGATCATCGTCTACGGCGGGCCCTGGCATGACCGTACGCGCCTGATCCTCAGGCACAAAGACGCAAAACGACCAATTTAAAGCGGCATGGCCGCAGGAGTATGGAATGAATAAACGTATTTGCAGTCATGCCAAAGACGTGGAAGGCAGGCCTTTGTGGATGATTTCACCTGACGGCAGCATCTATATCAGCGCATTGGCTGCTAAAGATGCTGCCATTTCAATATTTGTTAAGAGTTCGAGCCGCCAAACCTCTTAGCAAAATCTTCTGGTGACAAGGCGACCGGCAAAGGAGCTCCGGGAAGGGCTTTCTCCCAAATAGCCTTAAGGATACTGTCACCATATCCAGCTTCGACAGAACCGTGCATTGCAATTCCCAGATAACCCTTTGTCAAATCAGGGCTCACTTGTGCAAGAACGTGTGTAAGTGCGAGTAAGCCGTTGGTGAGCTGCATCACGGCGTCGTCTATTTGGGTTACGGGTTGTTGAGACACATTGACCTCCAGGTCATAAGCGCGCCGATATTGGCGCTATCCCCGTCCTTGGGCTTGCAGGCGAAGGACTGGGAAATCCTTTTATATTTCGGGGTTAGGGCACTGGCGGTGCATCATGAATAAGATGCCATTGATCCGCGATATCGCTCAAGTCGTCTTGCTTTGAACGTTCGATGTCCTTGATGAGGTTGCCGAGACCTGCCTGGTCGATATTGGCCTTCTCGCGTTTCTTCGGATCTTGCAAAGGAATGTAGGTGTCACAAACACTCCCCGCCGGGAGTTTTGTTCCTTTAGCCACGTCTTTCACCACGCCACGAGTTGACTGACGGCCCGAATGGTCATCAGCATTGTTTTGAACCGCCTTTTTCAGTCGGTCTGCCTTATCTGCGTTCGTTTGACTCATACAGTCCTTCGCTTAAGATGATCGTCGAGGCATAACGCTACTACGCGTCCACGTGTACCCGTTACTGGCATTCCATCCACGCTGGATAAGCACCCAGTTGGGGGCTAACGTGTTCAGATGTACGATGATGGCCACATGCTATTTTATGCGGCATTGGCTGGCCGCTTTATAGCGAAAACCATCATTAGCAGAGCTACCCCGTTATGGAAAACATGAGTGTTTTTGACGTAATTTCCTTTCTTGCGAGTGTTACCTCGCTCATTTTGGCAATTGTTGCCATAGCTGCAGCAAAAAACTCTGAAAGGGAAGTTCGAGCTAATTTCGAGAAAACGCAGCGCGTGATGGCTGAGTATCAAGAAAAAACCAAAGATGTTTTAGCGGAAATTGATAAACGTGCAGCGGTGATCGAGCGGACAGTGACGGAGTCGCAGCGGCATCTCATGGATACTATGACGAATATCATAAACGAGACTGTCATCCCCAAGAAGCCAGATGCCGGCGAGCAGATGGGACTGCAATTTATGCAGCAGATGTTGGCAAACCCTGCCCAGGCAGGTGAATCTATGAAGGGGCTGACTGATTTGATGACCATGATGAAAAAGCTTGAGGACAAATAGTCCCATATCACGTTGATGTTCATGCATAGACAAAAGCCCAGCCCCGCGCTGGGCTTTTTGCATACCCCCTCAGTGAAGTGGATGCCTGGCCAGGTACGCGGTACAGTCCTTTCTTACATGGAGGATATTGATGAAAATTTGGCTGATGGTTTTGTTCGCTGCGGCGCTCGCGGGATGCGCAGACAGCGGACCGATCAAGGTGGGTCCCGACACCTACACGATTTCTACCCGCGTTCCATTCGGTGGGCCCGCCTCTGCGAAAGGGCAGGCACTCAAAGAAGCAAACGTGTTCTGCGAGTCCCAAGGCCGGGAGATCCTGCTTGATCACATGCAGGCTAGCGAGTGCGCGCTTCACGGCGGATGCGGAGAGGCTGAGATATATTTCTTCTGCATGGCGAAAGGGGATCCGCAGCTGAAACGCCACAGGTATAGCCCTGATCCAACGCAGAAGATTGAAATCGATCAGCGATAATTCGTGGCACCAAAGCGGCGCACTGGGCAGTATTGCAGCCCCGCCAAACCAAAGAGGGAACGACATGCGAATTTTGATAGCGGCGGTAGCGGTGGTGATGCTGGCGGGGTGTGCCTCGTCGGCGATCTCGGTGCGGGATGCGAAGCCGGTCCCGTGGGACGAGGTCTATGCCTTCCAGACTAAGCCAGCTGGCGAGAGCGGAATAATCACCGTGGTCCGCGACTCCGGCGCGGTCGGTTCTGGCTGCGACATCGTTGTTTATGTCGACGGCCGCAGGGCTGCAAAAATCGGGACTGGTCAACGGGCCACATTCTACCTTCCGCCAGGGTCGCCCAATCTCGGCGCAGGCCTGGCTGGTTCTGGCTTGTGCGCAGGCGCTGCAATTCGAACCATCGCAGCAACAGTGCAGCCAGGCAAGGAAAGCCTGTACCGTATCAGCGGCGACATGGCTGGGTTCTACATAGGGCCTTATGTCGATTACAACTGAATCAAGAAAACCTTAAAGCCGCCTCCGGGCGGTTTTTTATTGCCCCGGAGAAAGTGATGCAGGCATCAGCGATCAACTACCAACCCATGACGACGATTCGCCTGCACGGGCAACTCCGACAGTTCGGAAAGTCCTTCAGGCTCGCTGTGAAATCGCCGGCGGAGGCGATCAAAGCACTATGCGTGCAGATCCCTGGATTCGAGCGGTTTCTTTCGAATGCCAAGTCGCGCGGTCTTGAGTTCGCAGTGTTTCGCGATAAGCGCAATATCGGGGAGAAGGAACTGAGGTACAACGGTGCCGGAGACATCCGCATCGCGCCGGTGGTCGTAGGCAGCAAGCGCGGCGGTATTCTTCAAACCATCGTCGGTGCGATCTTGATTGTTGTGGGTGTTATTTTCTCAGCAACACCTTTCGGCACTCCGCTCATAGGCGCGGGCATCGGCCTTGTCGCCGGCGGCGTGATCCAGATGCTCAGCCCCCAGGCCGGCGGCCTGAAGACCAGCGCCGCGCCAGAAAATACCCCTGGCTATGCCTTCGGCAGTGCCAAGAACACTACGGCATCGGGTAACCCGGTTCCGCTCTGCATCGGCGAGCGCCGTTGGGGTGGGGCAATCATCAGTGCCGCCATCTTCGCAGAAGACCAGATGTAGCCAATACCTGAAGCACCGCGGCCGCCCCTGAGGCGGCTTTCTATTGCCTGGAGAAAAGCATGGGCGCAGCACGAAAGATTGATATCCACGGCGCCAAGGGTGGCGAAGAGAAACCAAAAACGCCAACTGAGGCCCCGGACAGCCTGCGCTCCGTTGCCATCGCCAAAATGTTGATCGCTATAGGGGAGGGTGAGTTTGAAGGCACGCCCACGGCGCGCGACATCTACCTCGACAACACCCCGTTGCAAGATCCCCAAGGCAACATGAACTTCCCGAACGTGAAGTGGGAATGGCGTACTGGCGCGGTCGACCAGGCCTATATCCAGGGTATTCCCTCGATCGCGAACGAAACCACCATCGGCACCGAACTGCGCAGCGGTACTCCGTGGGTCAAGTCCATCAGTAACACTCAGCTTTCCGCCGTTCGTGTCCGCTTCGCGTGGCCGGCTCTTCAGTCGGTGGATGCCAGCGGCAACATCAACGGATACCGGATTGAGTACAAAGTCGAACTGGCCACCGACGGTGGTGCCTACCAGCAAGTGCTTAGCGAGGCTGTCGACGGTAAGACCACCAGTGTGTATGAGCGCTCTCGCCGCATCGAGTTGGCAAAGGCGACTTCTGGTTGGCTGATGCGTATCACCCGCCTGACCGTCAACCAGAACAACAATAAAATCTCCGACACCATGCAGATCGCCGGCTTCACTGAGGTGATCGATGCGAAGATCCGCTACCCGAACACCGCGCTGCTTTACATCGAGTTTTCCGCCGAGCAGTTCCGCAGCATTCCTGTTGTAACCGTTGGCTGCAAGGCCCGTAAATGGCAGGTGCCAAGCAACTACGATCCATTGTCGCGTACGTATAGCGGTATATGGGACGGGACGCTCAAAGAGGCCTACACCAACAACCCGGTATGGGCTACGTATGGGATTACCCTGAACGACCGCTTCGGCCTCGGCCGTCGTATCAAGCCGTGGATGGTGGACAAGTGGGAGCTGTACCGGATTTCTCAGTACTGCGATCAGTTGGTGCCGAACGGGAAGGGCGGGCAGGAGCCGCGTTTCATTTGCAACCTGAATCTGCAGAGCAAGGCCGACGCCTGGTCCCTGCTGCAAGACATCTCGACCATCTACCGGGGCATGACCTACTGGGCCCAGGGCCAGGTATTCACGCTGGCAGATATGCCGCGCGCCACTGACTTCGACTTTGCCTATACCGCTGCGAATGTCATCACTGAGGGGCGTCAGCCCTTCACCTATTCCAGCGCATCGGAGCGCACCCGCTACACCCGAGCGCTAATCAGCTACGACAATCCGCTGAACAACTACGACACTGACGTCACGGCAGTGACCGACCAGAAGCTGCAGCGGCGCTACGGCGACAACCCGCTGGAGATCAGTGCCATCGGTTGCACCCGCGAATCCGAGGCTCAGCGCCGCGGTAAGTGGGCGCTGCTGACCAACTCCAAGGACCGGGCGGTTACTTTCAAGGTCGGCCTGGACGGGCGTATCCCGCTTCCTGGGTATGTGATCCCGATCGCAGACGAGCTTATTGCCGGCCGGCCTGTGGGCGGGCGCATCTCGGCGGTGAATGGCAAGGTCATCACCTTGGACCGCGACACCCAGGCCAAGCCCGGCGACCGGTTGATCCTCAACCTGCCTGACGGCAAGTGTGAGGGCCGCACGGTTCAGCTTGTCAGTGACCGGCAGGTCACCGTGACCGTCGCCTATTCCGTGCCGCCTGAGCGCGAGCTGGTGTGGGCGCTGGATGCTGACGACCTGGCCATTCCGCTCTACCGCGTGGTGAGTGTGGCCCGGCCAGAGCCAGGCGTGTTTGAGATCTCGGCAGTTCAGTACGATCCGAGCAAGTTTGCTCACATCGACACCGGCGCGCGTCTGGAAGAGCGCCCGATCAGCGTGATTCCGATCACGGTGGTACCGGCACCGGCCAGCGTCACGTTGACGTCGAGCTACTCGGTGAATCAGGGCATCGCCATCAGCACCATGAACATCTCGTGGCCGGCCGTCACCGGCGCCGTCGCGTATGACGTGGAGTGGCGCAAGGACAGCGGAAACTGGATCAAGGTGCAGCGCACCGGCTCGACGAGCGTCGACGTAACCGGCATCTATTCGGGCGCATACCTGGCTCGGGTGCGCGCGGTGAGTGCCTTCGACATTTCGTCGGTTTGGAAAAACTCCATCCTGACCAACCTGGAAGGCAAAACCGGTTTGCCGCCGGCGGTGTCGTTCCTGACCACCACCAGCCTGGTTTATGGCATCGGCATTCAATGGGGCTTTCCACCAGGT